CAGGCACAAAGCCCGACATATAAAGATACGTTGTGGTATGATAATACAGTAACTCCTGCACAATGGAAAACTGCATCGATATCGACAATATTAGGTTACACACCTATGACCAATCCAATGACAAACATTGGAGATATAGTCATTGGTTCAACAAGTGGTTCTCCAACACGTTTAGCCGCAGGAGCAAATGGACAAGTTTTAGGTTTATCAGGTGGTTCACCAACATGGTCAACTTCCAAGGGAGCGTTTGGAGTTACTTTTGATGGGCAGGGTGGTGTAGTTTCAGTTGGAAAAACTGATTGGGTATTTATACCTTATAACTGCACAATAACTGGATGGGTGATTACAGGAGACCAAGTCGGTAGTTGTGTTATTGATGTATGGAAAAGCACATATGCTGCTTTCCCACCTACTGCTGCTAATAGCATAGCAGGTTCAGAAAAACCAACATTAGCGAGTGCAAGAACAAATAGCGACTTATCTCTTTCTCCTCCGTGGGCAGCAGTAACTGCTGGTGATTGCATTATGTTTTATGTTGACTCTTGTTCAGTTTTAACTAAAATAAACTTAATTATTTATACAAATATAATAATATAAAAATATGACTTACAAAATTTTAAGCACTCGACAAGCTGATGCAATTTTATACACAGAAGTTGAATACACTTTAGGAGAAACTATTACAGTTGTTGAAGTAGCACACTTTAATCCTAAGTCAAAAGAGGAAGTTGAAACAAGTATCATAAATAGAGCTGATTCTGAATTAAAAAATATTCAAATAGCGGAGCAAGTAAAACAGCTATTGACAAGCATAGAGTTAAACCAAGTTAAAGATATAATTATTTAATGGCAACATTATATTTTAGGTCTACTGGTGCTAATTGGGGAACAGCTGGTGATTGGTCAACAACTCCTTCACCTGTTTACACAGGTGGGTCTGTACCAACAGCAGCTGATGATGTTATATTTGAGGCGGCATCTGCTAATTGTATAGTAAATACTTCAAATAGAGTTTGTAAAAGTATAACTTTTGCTACATATACAAATGAAATTCAGATGTCATTCAATATTACTGTTTCGGGAGCAATTACCTTCGGAGCAAGTATGCAAGTTCATCCAGTTGGAAGCGGAAGTATAGGAAGTATAGTCACATCAACAATAACACCAAATGGATTTGCATGGCCTAATACATTTACTTTAGGTGGCACAAGTCAAACATACACATTAGCGAGCAATATGACCTTAAATGGTCAGTTAACTTGTTCTGGAACTACCGCAATAACTATTAACGCTAATACTTTAACTTGTAATAATGGTGCTGTATTTACTATATCAACAGGGGGAACTACTACAATAGAATTAAAGGGAGGAAATTGGAGCGGTACTTGTAATAATACAGTAAATTTAAATTCAACAGGTACAATAACTTTAACTGGAAGTATAGGCAGGTCTTCAGGAACACTAACATATGTTGCAGGCACTATTAACAACTCTGGTAACTGGTCGTTATCTTATACAGGTGGTTCTATAAATGTAGGAAACAATATTATATGGGGCAATATTACAATGGGTACTGGAACAATAACATTGGTAAACAATCTGCACACAAGTGGAATTCTTATAACAGGAAATGGTGGAATTTGGAATGGTGCTTATACTATTTACTGTACAGGAATAACACAGAATAATACAACTAACGCTTTATATGGTACGGCTACTGTTGAATTAACTGGAACAGGAACTTGGCAACATATAACTACAAGTATATCTTGGGGTTTTGATACTGTAATTAACTGCGGTGCTGGTACTTTAACAATAAATACAGCAAGAATTTTTGGCTCAAGTGTCAGAGTTCCAACACTTACATATACATCAGGAACAGTAAATTGTTTAGGAGTTATGCAATTATTTAATTGTATTTTGGCAACTAATGGGATGGCGTTTAATAATTTAATTTTAGGCACAAGTAGTATTGGTGTTATAACAGTAACACTAACTAATAACTTAACTGTTGTAGGTGATTGTACTCTTGGAGGAAATGGAGCATTAACAGTAAATGGAAATACAGCAAATATAGGTGGAAGCTTAATAAATGCTATGGTTGGAACTACAGTTGCTGGTACTACAATCTTCAATATGAATGGAACAGGAAACATACAGACTACAGGAACTCCTACATCATGGACAAGTCTTATAACAATAAATTCTCCAGCAGGAACAATAACATGGTTAGGAACTAATGGATATGGTGGAAATTTAACTTATACAGCAGGAACAATAGTTTCAACTTCTTCTATAATAAACAGAAATAGTGGAACAATGACTATTAATGCAAGTGGATTTAATTTAGGAACATTAAACTTAACAGGCACTTGTCAATTTTTAGGCACAAATGGATTTACAATAACAAATTTAAATTGCACTACTGCTGCTGTTGTATCAAGATGGACTCCAACAAATGAATATATAATTACAAACTCAATCCTTAGTGGACAAGCAGATGGTATTTCTAAAATAACATACACCTCATCAAATAATGCAGTAGTGGCAGCTTCGTTTGCAACTTCTGTTATGACTGTAACATCGGTAACTTATGGCACAATATCAGTTGGAGATACAGTATTTGGTGAAGGTATAGGAACAGGAGTTAAAGTTGTTTCTTTTGGAAGTGGTTCTGGTGGAGTTGGGACTTACAATCTTTCTGCGGTAGTTGGGGGATTAGCAGGAAGAACAATTATTACATCCCCAAATACAGTTTCTTATCCAAAAATAACTTTAAACAATGGTGCAACACAGTCTATATATTATACAAATGCAATTGATATAGATTCAAATAATGGTCAAACTATTTGGTCATTCGGTTCAAAATTATTAAGGGCATTTAATTGGAATGTAGGCACAAAACCAAATGGATTTAGTTTTGCTTGGGTGCGTTAGAATTTAATTACAACTATTAAAAAACAGCCGTTGAGGCACTAATATTTTAAACAGAATTATGATACATCAAGGACAACCCGACAATAGCATATTAGTCATCATTACATCGGTAATAATTCAAGCAGGTGTGTGGACTTCCGATTGGTTTGGGAATGTAAACCTAACTGGCATCTATGACACTATCTACGATGCAGCCAAGTTAGGTGCATTAATAGTTTCGATGTGGGCATCGTATCGTGTTGCAAAGAAAAATAAGAATGACTAACCAAGAAATAGTCGCTATAAAACCATTGATTTTAGTACTTGTTATTTTGTTAGTTTATCTTATTGCAATGCTATACCAATACAGAGCAATAGCCAAGAATGTAGGTCGCTTATTTAAAGGCGGTGTTATAGCCTTGTTAGTTACGCTGGGAATCATAGATGATAAATAACAAAGCCCTCACATTTCTGCAAGGGCTATGAACTAACTAACATTGAACAGGGCAAATGTACAATTAAAATTTAAAGTACCAAACTTTTATTTTTATTTCTTTTAAATTAAAAAGCCCCAACAATGGCGAGTAGGAGGTCGCTAAAGTCAAGGCTCTTGTGCTTTTGCACAACGCTGCAAATATAATAATTTATTTTAATCCCACAAACAACCACACTAAAAACATAGCCCCACCAACACACCACGCTGCAACTTTACCTCTCCTTTGTTGTTTCGTTTCTTGCTTACTGATTTTTAACAGTAACGAATCCGTTAGGTTTTCCGCCTTGTAACCAACTATTAACGAATCCTTAATAGTTGATACCGAATCACACAATTGAAAGGCAGTAAACAACGCTGCATAACTTGAATCTTTTACGTTTATTATTTCATCGCATAGAACAAAGACAGTATCACACTCTTTTGGTAGTGTATTACGCAACTTCTTCATCAAAGCTATGTTAGTGTTGGTCAATGATATTTCACGTTGTCTAATCGAATCTTTTGCATTATTTGCAACCTGCAGTCTTCGGTTTGCTGCTTCCAGTTGGTTTAATAAAATTGCTTGTTCGATGCCAAATTGTTTTTTCATCATTTCGGCTTCGGTCTTGTAATCAAATGGGATAACTTTCGGTTTGTCTTTGGCGCAATGATTTAAACCGATTACTAATATTAAGCAAAGGACTGCGAATGTGATTATTTGGTTGTGTGGTTTCATATTGTTTTCGGAGGCATTCATAGCCTTGTAATCTCTTTCGTCCATATTGTTTCCATTTTTAGCACCCATCACCATCAAGTGTAGGAGCAGTCGTAGGTGTTTCGGTTGTGAATTTAGTTAAGAATTTAGTATTAATCAGCAAAAAGGTAGCTGCCAAACCGCCCCAAAAGGCTTGTTTAATAGTGATAAGACCTTGCGTTTCTGCTAATGCTAACGATGTTTGAATAAAGGGCAGCAGAACGTATATCAAATAGTCTGCAATCTTTTTCAGTTGCTTGTTGTCGGGGGAGCGGTACTTTTGTTTTAGATTCATATTGTTTGTTTTAGAAATTAGTAGCGCATAGCTGTTAGTTATAAGTAATTTGTGGATGAAGACGGAATCGAACCGTGTTACCATCATCACTGCAAGTCGTTTAACGGACGAACAGTTAACATCACCCAAATATCCACAAACTTTCTTATACACCCATCCGTTCATCAATTCGTTATTTCCCATTCAAATTTACCCTTTAAATTCCATTCAAGCAAGGGCATTATCAAATCATTTTTATCTTTTCGCCTAAAGTAAACGTGGTCAATCTTTCGACCACCTATTGCAATGAAATCAATCTTAACAAATGTGATTACTTCCTTGCCATTCGTGTAGCGTGTTCCCTTTATCATACGATGGTCATTTTCCAATTAGTTAACTCCACGTGAGGCATATCCTTGAACGATTTAAAGTTACCTCCCCAAGTCAACTTATTAGATGCTACTTGCAATAACTCCCAAAATTCTTTAAAATGTTTAGGAGAATAGTCAAGTTCACGTTTACCAACCTTTACGAACGCTATGTCAAAGGCACGTGATGGATAGTAATTATGGGCTGACTGACCCCCACGACTATTAGTTATCTTCGGGCGCTTTCTAAAGTAAGCCTCCTGCATTGCGTTGTTTCTGTAAGTGCATACAATAATAACGTGAACATCGTTGTGTGTTGCATTAAACTGCGCTTCGGCTTTCTTATAAGCGTGGGCTAATGTTGGGTGTAGGTCCTCAATTAATCTCGATTCGTAAGGTTGGGTTTCATCTTTTGGTTTCATATCGTTTTATTAAAGTTTTCTTCATAATATTCTTCAGCATTATAATCTTTCGGCATAATAGCCCTTGAATAGCCTACGTGATAGGCTTCTAATATCTGATGTTTTTCAATTGCTTTCGCTAACTTCAGCAACTTATCATTAATGGCTATTTCGTTTGCTAACCAGTCAACTGCGCTTATCTGTTTTGTTGGCATTTTACTGTATCTTTAAGTTGTTTATCTCAATATCAATATCCACCTCAACACCTCTCACACCATCTTTCTCTGCATACGAATAAAGTTGGTAGCCAATCGGGAAAGAATGCTTTGGTGCGACTCTAAACGCATATTTATCGTTAGCCTTGCATTCGATATAGTAACCCCATTGCAATACTACCGATACTTGTTCGCCAATCTCAAATCTGCCTAACCTTTGAATAACTCTTTTGCCATTAATGTAAGCATAGAAATAAAGCACAATGTAGGTGTCTTCTTTTCGGATGCCTAAACGGATTGAATTGTAGTGATGCCAACCTCTGCTGAAGCCTATAACCTTCTGCACCCCATCTGACTTTTCAATGTCGGGTACAATAAATTCGCACGTTAATCTTTTTGGTTTAAATAGTAGTTTCATTTCTTCATCCATTGCTGCATAAAACCTGCTCCACATACAGCACTAACAAGTGATGCACATAGTGAAATGGTAAAGGTTACGAACTCGGAATTCCCATAATAGATGCCAGTCATAGCAAATTTTACAGACCAACAAGAAAGGAATAAGCCTGCTGCTGCCCAAAGGATTAATGATGTTTTTACTTTTGTTTTCATAGTGTTTAAATTAAATTGCAAATATATCTTTTTATTTAAATTGTTTCTACGTTTAGTGTATTTTTAATAATATCCCTAACCGTCTTTGCCGACCATCTCCCACCCTTCTTGCTGGGTATGTTAGTATCGTTTAGATGCCTTGCAATTCCGTTAAGAGATAAGCCACCATTGTGCCATCTTAAAATTTGTTTTATCACAAACTGCTCTCCCTCGTTAGGTATAAGTTTACCATCAATAATCTTTCCATTGCTGCCCCTCTCACCTACGTTGTCATATCCAAACACTTCTGCTGAGTATGTCCGCCCATTTTCTTTGCGGAACTTCATATTAAGTTTAGTCCTTAAAGCGGTTGTATCCTTTTCAAGTTCATCTTTAGCACAAAGAATAGTAAATATAAACTTAGAATTTGGATTACTTAAATTTAGCGGCTCTACTCCATTTTCAATAAAGTAAACAGTAACTCCATCGTCAAGCCATTTATAAACGATTTGCAAGGCGTTTATTGTATTGCGGAACAAACGCTCCTTTTTATATGCAATAACGATACTATCGGCTTCTAAGTCCTTTAATTTTGAGCCTTGTGGTCTATCAAATAACTCAGTTCCTCCCGAAACATTTTCATCAATAAGATATTCTACTTCATAGCCATCAAGATTTAACCTTGCCCAGAAGTCTTGCAGTTCTTTTATTTGTTGGTCAACGCTGCTTTCTTGCTTATCTGTGCTGACACGAGCGTAAAGTTTAGCTTTTTTCATTGTTAGTTAGTTTTTAAAAAACCCCAACCCAATGATACTACGTGTCACAGAGGTAGTGCATTGTAGCTATTTGTTGGGTGGGGTTTATGTTAGTTTACTTTGTAATAAAATCTATCGTTTACTCTGATGATGTTTGCCTTCTCAAGGTTTGAGCAAGACTTTATATCTCTGCACTTGTTGTGCTTCATCTGATAGTAAAAGTACTCAATCTCATCCATAGTAGTGGCATTGTTAAGCAGTTCAATATACAAATCTCTTTCGGGTGCTGCCTTCTCTACCGCCAATAGAATCCTGTCGCAGGTTTCTTCATCCTTCTTTATAGGCTCTACTCTAAACCTGTCCTCCAATGGCAAGGGATACTCTGACCAAGTGTCTGAACCCCAGTCCTCCTTCTTTGTTAGGTAGGTACATAGTGCGCCCTCCTCTCCCTTTACTGACATAATCTGCATCTGTATTTGGGCAAAGTAGCTTGGCTTTATCTTCTCAATTTGCTCAAGGTAGGTGTCAATCTCAAAGGGACACTTGATATCTATCGGGTAGTTTCCTAACCACACGCAGTCTGGACTTGACCCACAATTCTTGTTGATGGGAATGTAGGTGTCTACCCATTGCACTCCCTTGTAGAGAGGCTTAAGAACAAACTCATACGCATTCATTTGGTTAGCTATTCCGTGCTTCATTGCTGCGGTGTCAAGTTGAGGTCTCTTGCCTATAACAACCTCGGTTGCTACCTCAAGGATGTAACTCTTCCTTGTTGCACCACCGCCACCTGCCAGCAGTCGGGATATGTTGCTTGCTGAAAAGCAGCCTACTCTTTCTTCTGCGTTATCCATTGATTTCTGTTTTTTGCTTAATAAATATTGCCTTCACGTTGCTCTCCAGCCCCTTCGGTATGGTTGGCTCAATCTTATTAAATAGGATATTCAATGAGTCCATATCGGCAATCTTCTTTACCTTTATAGTCACCTCGTTTAAGAAACTTGCAGATATATCATCAATAGTCTTGGGAGTTGTTACGATGCTTACATCACTACGATTTAAGTCCTTGCCGAATATCTTTCCATTGAACTCAATTGCGTCCTTGAATGCTAAACTCTTGGCTAATGGGAATGCCATCTCTGATGGTTGTGTCTTGCTGATTTGCGCTGACCCTACACCATCGTGAAACATTCCATCTCCATAGTTTACCCTTACCGTGACTACCGCTCTATTCTCTGCTGATATAACACTTCTAATTTCTATCTTGATGTTGTCATATAGCCTTGTAAGTAAGAACTCAACTCGCTCAATAGGTAGGTACATAAACCCTCTAACTTGTGGGTGTTCCTTCAGCCATTCTTTCCTTGGCTCAGAGTTAAGGATTTCATCAAGGTTCTCTACTCCCTTGATGAATCCTACTCCATTGTATAATGTTTCGAGTGTTAGCTTCATAGCGACTTTATAAGTTCTTGTTTAGTTTCAAAAGCAAATTCTTCCTTAACTGATTCAAACTTGATAGCACCGCTCGTGCCAACATTAATCATATACCTAATCGTTGTTAGATTTTCATAAACCTCTATGTCAACCTTGTAGATTGG